TTATCTGCCCAATGTCGTTGTAAGAACGCGGCTAAACTGAATTGTTCCCAAATCGAAAGTTCAGCCGCAGTTCTAATCCCCTCACCCACATCTACAGGAACCTCTATCACTACCGTACTGTCTTCTGAACCAAATGCTGGTTCAACTGTGTAACCTGCCCTTTTTAAGGGTTCTAATAATTCTGAATGTTTAGATGCTCTAATTCTACGAATATAAAATCTACTTTCTGGATAATGCATTCCAGGTGTTGCTCCTACTAATAATGAAACCGTTCCACTTGGTTTAACACTTGTGGTTTTAATTGATTTTGGTATGGCGAACCAATCAGAATATAATTTATCCCACTCTTGTATTGTATCATATCCATTTTCTAACCAATTTCTTAATTCTTCCATTCCGTGTTGTGTAATAAACTGAGCGACACCACTAACACTACAACCAATTCTACGATTCCTCAACATAACTCTATTGGTTTCACTCCAATGTGTTTTACCAAGTGTTACCGTTTTGGCATACAGATAAGCATATTTAAGTGTCCTTTTATAGTCCTCTAATGAATCGTGATTGTTCGGAAACGTTTCTACTAAGCAGCACAATTCGTAACTTTCTAATGATTGTTCTAAACAAGGATTACCACCTGCAACTCTGTGGTCTTTATCATCACCACCATTTTGCATGCGAGAAAATTTTCTCATGTTATGCAACCATGCAAATCCTGGTTCACCGTTATCATTAATTCTCTTACATACCTCTGTATAATCCATCCCGAGTTCTGCATATATTGAATTATTGGAAGTCCAACCATATTGTTCTCTATGAGGATTTGCTTCATAATTCTTTAAGTCTAAATATTCATCATCAAAGGGATCACCGAACACAATCTCCGCTGTTCGTCTTACGTTCCCTGCTACGACACATTTACCAATTAGGTTCATTATATCCACAATTGTAGTAACTGTAATTGGACTATTTAAATTATTATTCAATACTTTTCTAATATCTTCGTGAACTTCTTTTAATGGTTCATGTCCACTTGATACTCCACCAAAACCTTTGATTGGTTCTCCTGCATCTCTAACTTTTTTATAGTCAAAAGTAACAGGGGCCGTTCCATGAAAATATGACTCTAACAACAATCTTAAACTTTCTACCCATCCTTCTCGTGTATCTGGAATCTCATAAACTTCTTCTTGTCTGTCGTTGTTAGGGCCCTTTATATGTACATGGCCGGCCCCCTTTGTATCAAAACCAACTCCAACACCTAACATTGATGCATCCATTAAAAAACAAAATGGTTTCGAGTAATCGTCTTTTATTGTAGAAGTAGAAACAAAAGCACAATTATTTAATGCTGCATATAACTTCTTTTCTTCGGTGATTGGAGTTCCCATCGCCCACAAACCACGCCCTGGTGGTAAGAATTTCATATTAAATATTCTATCATACATCTCTTGAGCTGATGCCTGAGCTTGCCAAGCGTTCCATCCAAGTTGATGTTGATCAATCCAATTCTTTTGCATGGAATAAGTACCTTCTACAACCCTTTTAACTGTTTCCCACCATCTTTCATTTTTTCCATCTTCTTTAATACGAGAATATGTTCTCATATAAACTAATTCACCTAAACCGTTAAAACCAAAAGGTGGTCTTTTCCTCTTGTACTTATTTATAAAATTTTCCGATAACTTAAATTCCACGTGTAACATCCCTTCTAAAAACTATTTATATTTATTTTCCCAATATTTCTTAATTTTTTTATTAAGAATTGTATCCCTATTCTTATAATAATACTTCCGTTGTCGTGCCCTACGAGCTTCGATCTGCTCTTTTTTAGTAAAATATTTTCGAGGTCTAGCCATGCCCAATCCTAAATAAAAGTAGAGAGAAAATCTTTTTTATTTCCAATTTACTTTCCCAACCATAAATAAATACTATATATATTCAGTTCTATCCCGAATATATTAAAGTTTATCCAAAATCAGTTAAGTTTTTTTCAGAAGTTTTTTCTTCTCCAGCTTCTTCACTACTTTTATAATCTTTATATTTGTTTCTTAATGTTTGTTTCAAAAAATCTTCAGAATTTACCATCTTCTTTGTTGTTTCTTTCCCACTTAATGATGATGGTCTATGTACATCAATCCTACCAATATTAGTATTCATAGTAGCAGGATAGGTAATTCCATCCACACCAAACCTATTTTTAATCACGTGGAATCTTGCCGTATTCCCTACCTTATCCTCAATCTTTCTACTAACACTAACTACAAAATCTGAAGTCATCACTTTACTATATGCTTCTGCAACTTTACTGGCATCAATCACATCTTCGTCTAATGATGAACGATTTGCTTGAGAGGCAGTCCATATTGGTATATCCATCTCTCCAGCCAATCCTCGTAAGTCTTCATAAATGTTTCCTAATTGGTGTCTTAACTCTTTACCACCACTAATATCTCTCATAATATCTGCATAATCTACTATAACTATATCTGGTCTAAACCCACTTAACTCTACTTGTTTTAAATGTGCATTTATTGTTTGTACCGATGCTGAACGAGTTGGGAAATATTTTATTAATAATTTTCCCTTTACTTTTTCTAATGCCTTCTTAACAGTTTCTTGTTGAAACTTAATTTCTCCTGTGGGTATTCCTGAAAATATAGTATCATATCTTAATCCAACATAAGATTGGTTTAATTCTAATGTGTAATGTATTGCGGTATTACCTCTTTTTATAGTCTCTGATACCAATCTCTGTAAACACCAAGTTTTACCAATACCAGCTGGTGCTACAATAACTCCTAACTCACCTTTTCCTAAACCCCCATCCATCACTTCATCTATAATATCCCAACCTGTAGCAACAGTATCTCGTGTTGAATGTGTTAATCTTTCTTCCAATCCCTCTATATAATCATGTCCTAAATCTTTTGTAGTTCCTGCCTTCATTGCCGCATCAATTGTAGTTTTTATACCATCATAATCGTGACGTTCTAATAAATCTACAGATTGCATTATTGCAGTTTTTAATGTTTGATTTTTACAAAACTCTATGGACTTTTCTTCTACAAAATTTAAATCAGTTGCCTCTCTAAGTTGAAATACCTCTCTTAAATTATCCACTACTGATTTCTTTAAAACTTCTGAACTAAGTTCATCTATTTGTATTTTTATTGCTTCTAATGTTGGTTCTACTTTATACTTCTCATAATACTTCTTTATACAATTTACCAACCATTTATCTGCATCGGAATCAAAATAATCTGGTTCCAATATATCATTAATTGTTTGCAAAAATCTACGATTGAATAATAATAATACTATTATTTTCTTTTGAAATGAATGTCCGAAATGTGTTAATGTTTCTGCCATATTAAAAAAAGTCGTGTTCTACTAAGTTTGCTGGATTGATTGCCTTCTTTACTCGTGATTTGGCAATTTCAAAATATTCTTTTTCTCTCTCTATACCCACATATTTTCTATCTAAAGTCACACAAGATATTGGTGTAGTTCCACTACCCATAAACGGGTCTAACACTACATCATCTTTTCTACTACCAAGTGTTACTAAATAACTGAATAGTTGGATTGGTTTTACCGTTGGATGGATATTTTTAGTTGGTAGTGTGGTGAATTTCTTCTCTACACCTTTCATATCTTTACTTGATTCTGGACTTTGACCATTATATATTTTTTGTTGTTTTTCAAAATCATCCAATCCCATATTCTTTTCTGACTTACTCGCCTTGGGAACTACTAAAAAGGGAAATGTCCGTTGTACCTCTGGTGCTAATTTTACCAATCTACTTTTCCACCACTCATCTAAACTATAATATCTACTAAAATCTCCCTCATCTCCTTTACCTGGATTCTCTCCCGTACCTTCTTCATCATATGCCCAACCACCACTAAACATCTCATTTGTATTTTGATATGCTCGACCACCAGTTGACTTAGTTTTCTTACCTGTATCTAATACTTTATCACTTACTAATAGGTTAGCGGCAAATCTACCGAGTGGTGATGCTTCTGCTGTATCATTATCTTCACTCTTAAATCCACTTGTCTTAAATACTGTATTTTCTTCTCTTGGTTTTCTCTTTGTGGTTTTTCTTGATGCCTGTATTCCTCTTGATAATCCTTCTCTATTTGGTTTTTCCCAACCACCTTCATACATCTTACCTTCACCTTTTTCATATTTCCCATCAAAGTTCATCATAGCAGCAACATTATCTTTATCAAACTGTTCTTTATCTCTCATACCCTCAAACGGTATTCTACACTCATCCAACCACGTTATACCCTTTTGATTATCAAGTGCTTGGTCTAAATAACCTTTCTTCTCTAATGGTTTCATTGCCACAATCACAACCTCTACTGCTGGTTTTGGTTGATATCCTGCATAAGAACCATCAAGTGATTTTGCCTCATCTGATGCTGGGCCTGATGTTATTTCTTCCTCTCCATAACCAAATATATCTTTGTTGTTTCTGTTGGCGTGTGCCTTGGTGAATGTAGTTCCCTTTTTCTTGGCTTCTTCTACATCACCTCGTTTCTTTACTCCAATAACCTCTCGTTCTTTACCTAATCTTTTATCAACTGCCTTTCCTATATTCATAGCCTTTGGGAAACCTGTTGCGTATGCCCAATAGATTGGTGTGAAACTTACATCAAATCCTGCCTCTACCAAAGTCTGAACCATAATTGTCTGAACATCACTTCTTGGTGCACTCATTATAAATGATAATGCTCCTGGTTTCAATACTCGTAATGATTCTTCCCATATTGGAACAAAAAACTCTCTCATTCCATATGTGGTTTTTTTCATACCAGGACTCATCCAACCTACAGTTTGAGATTTAGTAGATTTTTTTTCTTCAAACTTATCCCAATGTTTACCCATAAATCCATATCCATATGGTGGGTCTGTGCAAAGTAAATCTACTGAATTATCATCAAGTTTTTTCAGTTCTTCTAAACAATCCCCATTGATTAGTTTACTATCCATTTTTTAGTAATCCCCTGTTTGACAAGTGTAACAAGGGCAATTCCCATACTTATCGGGATCTCCTTTGTATTCATTTACATACTCTCTAAAAGTTTTTACATCTTGTGCACCACCATATTCGTATAACCATTTACCATATATGTGTTCTAATTGTTTTTCTGTATAATCTTTATCCATTAATACCCTTTCTAAAAACAAATACTGGTTCGGTCTTTATCCCTTTACCTGCAACACTTGATAATATCAAATCTACAGTAGGTTCTTTTGTAAACCCAATCTCGTTTGATATATTTACTGTTTCTTTCTCTATGAATTTATATTTTGGTGTGTTTGCAATGTTAATTAACATATAACCATTCTCTTTCAATCCATAATAACAATTTTTTATGGTATTTTTTAAAAAACCATTAACCCACTCATCTTGAGTAGGAAACTTTTTAAAACTTTGTGTTGATTCATCCGAATATTTTTCGGTATCGAAATAAGGTGGTGAAGTAAAACATAAATCGATTGATTCTTTTTCTGGAATAAAATCTTCACTTCCTTGTTTATATATATCTATTTGTTTTCCCAAATATGAAAAATCTTTTTTCATTTTTAACAAACCTTCATATGTTTTAGTTGAAGGTTCTGTACCTATATAATGTTTAGTATTTTTTGAAGCTAAAAACCCAATCAATCTTCCACCCCAACCACAACTCATATCTCGTATCACTCCATCTCCACCAAACTTCTCATAAATAACTTTAGCCGCACTTGGTCTAAAATTACTCACTGCCTGTGAACCTTGATATAATTTTAATGATTGTCTAAATCTATTCTCTGTAAATTTGTTATTACCGTGTTTTTCTTCATACTTCCAAGTTTTTCTAATTATTGTTTTAAGTAAATCATCATCATTAAAATATCCAATGGGTGGCATTTTAGAATTACCACATTTAACATCTACCCAATGAGGAAAATAGTTCCATGCCAATCTTAATCCATGCATTGTTTGTTGAATCTGATTATCTATGAAAATACTATCCGTATCAAATTTTCTTAATGAATTTATATGAGAGTTCTTTTCTTCTTCTCGTACTGTATAGTGTGGAAATCCCTTTTCTCTATAGTATTTAAATATCCATTTAATACCGTCTTCAATATCAATAGAATTTATATTGTGTGTAACTCTATGATAATTTAATTCTAAATCATCTATATCCACAAACTTTTCTAATACATTATAATCTACACTCATGATTATATTTTTTCTTCGCCATATAATCCGTTTCTTAAATCTTCTTCAATTTCTAATTGTCTTTTCTTTTTATACCGTTCTCTGGCCAATTTTCGTAATTTTTCCTTATTGCGCTCATAGTGTTCCATTTGCCAGCGTTTCTGAGCATCGTGTTGTTCCTCTGAAGTAAAGTATTTACGCTTTCTTCCCATGACTCATCCTAGCGTATCTATTTAATTGTGTAAAATTTTGTGCCAACCAACCTTGTAAATTTGGTAAAGATGTAAATAATCTATCTTCCATAAACATGGTTTCAAATTTATATTTTACTAATTCGGTAATTGGTTTCTCTATACCTGATAATATTTTCATTCTAGCATTTCCAGAAATATCTACATTTTTTAACTGCATTAATTTATCATTAAGTTCTAATTGTTCCTTACAAACAACAACACTCTCATATAATTTTAATTCGTCTTTATGTTTTTCAGAATATTCAACAATTTCTTTCAAAGTAACATAATTGTCTTTATCTATTATATCTGGAAATCTTTTTTTAATCGTAGTTAATCCTGCTCCTTTAACTCCAGGTATATTATCAGATTTATCTCCTTCTAATATTCTGTATGTTAAGAAATTCTTTGATGGTATTCCATATTCTTCCATCAAGGATTCTCTATCGTAAGTTTTCTTTTTCGTGGGTGAATATACTTTAATTCTATGATTTACAAGTTGTAAGAAATCCTTGTCGGTAGACATGATAGTAATCTTACTTTCATCAAATACTTGTTTAGATAAATACCCAATAGTATCATCTGCCTCAATATTATCAATTGAAAGTGTTGAAACTGGTAATAAATCCAAGTACTCGACAATCCGTGTGAGTTGCATAAGCATATTTTGTCGTTCTTCTTCTTGTGTATTAAAATCATACGCTCGAACAAGTTTTTTCTTAACTTTACGACCTGCCTTATACTCTGGAAATAACTTACGGCGGCGGGTGCTCCCACCCTTACCATCAAATACTATAATGGCACGGGTGGGATTAAATAGATGAATTGCGTAACCTATACTTTTCAGAAAGCCAACTATTCCCCCAATGTGAACACCGTCATCATTGAGAGTTGGCATAACACTAAATACTCGTATAAAAGTATTTAGGCCATCTATGATTAGTACTTTATCATTGAAGTGACCATCATCTAATTTACCGCCTTTTTTCTTAATTTCCTCAAGTATACTAAAATATCGATTATTCATCTCCCTCTTCTTCTTTCACGAGTTCAGATTCGTCCATATCTTTTATATCATACTTAAGAATTACTTTTTCACAAATTCTATCATAAACTTCATCCTTCAAAGAATTTTCTTCTAATATTTTAAGAAAATCTTTAGATTGAAATTTATATTCTTCACCTGCAACATCGGTATATGTATACCAAGCTCCTGCAGACTTTACCAACTTATGCTTTTTCATTACTTCTAACCAAGAACCGATATCATCAATTCCACTTTCAAAATATAGTGGGAATTCGGCGTGTCTTAATGGTGGCCCAAGTCTATTTTTAACAACTTGTGCCTGTATTGTCATTCCCAATACATTTTTCTTGGTATCTGTTATTCTACCTTTATTCTTTAATCGAATACGAGTAGAAGCGTGAAAAGGAAGAGCTTTTCCACCTGAAGTTGTCCAAGGATCTCCGAACATTACTCCAAGTTTCTGTCTTAGTTGATTTGTAAAGACAAGTGCTATTCTTTGACGACCAATCAACTGGGTAATCTTTCTCATAGCTTTTGATATAATAATCGCTTTGGAAGTTGCCCAACCGTCTTTTTCGAAATCTGCGTCTATCTCTACTTGTGTGGAAGCAGCAGCCAAACTATCAACTAATATTGTAACCAATCTATCCTTTTCAGCCTCTCTCACCTTAAGAACAATCTCCTCGATTGCCTGGAAAATTTCTTCTACAGTTTGTAATTGTAAGTAAAGTAACTGTGATGTATCTATTCCTAATACTTTCAAAAACTCCTCACTAACGGCATTCTCTGTATCTATATAAACAGCGACTCCGCCTTTCTTTTGGGTTTCTGCAAGTATGTGTGCTCCGATTAAAGATTTACCACTTGATTCTAAACCATTAATTTCAGTAATACGGCCTACCGCAATACCACCATCTGGTTTATTAGCAATTGCTAAGTCCAACATAGTCGAACCTGTCGAAATAAATTCTTTAATATCTGTGGGTGTTGTATCAGACCCGTCCAAGAAATATGCTACTTTCATATCCTTGAATTGTTTGTTTAAACTATCGGCTAATACATTTGCCAATTCGTCTCTAACTGACATATCTTCTCCAATTAGTTTTACTTATCAAAAAGTTCGTTAAAGGCCTCTGAAACATTCTCAACACTTTTAGCCGATTCTACAGACTGTGCTGTAGTTACTGACTTTGTAGTGTTTTCTACTGGATCATCTTCTCGTCCTTCTAACCAATTATTTAGGATCTCCGTAAGTTCATCATAAGTTTTTTCCTGATAAATCTCAGTAATATCCTTTTGGGTATCTGCTACCTTTTCAAGAATATTCTTATCTTCACTTATTGGTGTCTGTATTGGTTTAACGCGGATTGCGGTAGATGGAAATGAAGCTCCTGTTTCTTCTGCAGTCTTGAATTCAACTGTAATATCACGACCACTTACTGGGTCTGTAATATCACCGTAATCTGGGTCTGAGATAACAGAAAGTATTTCTTGATAAACTGTCTTACCGAAGCCCCAAAACTTTGTACCTTGTGATTCTTCACCACGAACAATCACTGGTGCAAAAGTTCTCATTTTGGCTTCGAGTTTTTTACCAAGACGATAATCATCACGATTACCTGATGCCTTTAATTTCTGTGCGAACTCCTCAATAGGGTCTGGTCGACCAAAACTAATTGGGGATAAATGGGATTTTCCTCCTAAATCATAATGGAAAAACAATTCAATGAACGGATTATCCTTATTGAATTTATAAGGTACTAATCTAATTTGTTGTGTTCCTGGTTGTGGTTTCCAAAGATTTGAAGTTCTTTGTGTTGATGTTTGTAACTGATTTAAACGTCGCTTGACTTTCTCTAAGTCCATTTGTTAATCTCCTATATGTATGTTTTATTTATTATTTTATATTTGTCAATGGTAATTCGTAATAACGAAGTAACCATATTCACATATAAATATCATGTATATTATTAAAATACATTTATTTTTTTACTATTCTCGATAATTTTTAAGGCATACTCTAAATTGAATCGGCCAGCCTTTGGCGTACCATCAACCTTTGCATCCGACTCTCCTAATGGTTTCAACCATAAGAAACCATCACAATTTTTAATCTCTGTATTCAATGTAGGATACTCTCCTATTGCTATATTTGTAGGATTGTATATATTTCCTGTATATCCTAACCCATTTCTTGAAGTATCTATAACAAAATTCTTACCAATGTAATTACTTATCTCTGAACCATATTCTACACACGAATCTGTATCTACAAAGTTACAACAATTCAATGTAAATCCTTCATACGGTATTTTTTTAAACCTTTTTAGTAACGAACATACTTCACTTACTTTCAACCAGTTTGGATGCCCACTATCTATATAAATTTTAGCATTTGTTTTACTTAATAATGTAAGTGAAGTTTGCATCAACTTTATTCGTTGTTGTGATTTCTTTTTAGTTAATTTAATACCATCACATAATGCATCTGGTTCATATATTATTATTGGTGATTTATTTCCAATTCCTTCAATAACTTCTTTTATAAATTTTAAATAAGATTTTTCATCTTTTTCTCCACCCATAGAATGTCTTCCACTAATATCTCTATTCGGAATAGAATAGATTACAAATACAACTGTTTTATTTTTTGCTCTTTTTAACAACCGTTTAATTCTTGAAGGCACACGTTTCAATTTATGGTATCTATCTCTACCCACCCAAATAGCCATCGGTTGAGAATAGATTTTTCCCAAATCTTCGTGTTCTTTAACTAAGTTCTGATGTTGTATGTAATCAGGATAAAATAAATCCGTCAAAATTCCTATAACCTATTCTGTTGTTCCCCATTCTGTAATATTCACTATCTTATAAATTTTTGTTTTTATTCTCACTAAACCTTTTTCATTATTTAATAAAATTGAATTTCTATAATTCTCCCAAGGTACAATATAAGTTTTATCTAAAACTCCATCATTTAATTCTCTAATTATATCATTCAATGCATTGATTGTATAAAGTGTATTGGTTTGTTTCTTTCTATGTAAAGAAATTGTATCTGGAATACCTTCCATAAAATTATCATCGTATTCTACATTATATGTACATACTAATTGATTTTTATCCTCTTCATTCTGAAATACATATATTTTATCATACATTATAGTATTACACGAAATAATAATATCAATTATTTCATTTAAATCGTTTATATTAGTAAATGTGCATAGTAATTGTGTTCTCATATTAATTCTCTTAATTTAATCATTACATTTCTTTTCGTTCACTATTAAAACTACCAATCAATCCACCGCCTCTACTATCGTAGGCTCTCCAAGTCATTTTCCAATTTTTTATATCCATTGTTCCATCTTCTGCAGTATCTGTATGAGATTCATATTTACCATCTTTAATTTCTTGGTGATTATGTTCAATGGTATCTAATCCATTACTTGTTCTTAATGTAGATGAAAAAGTTAATGCACTTACCATAGCTCCTGGATGTTTCAGTATTGTTTTTGCGTTATCACTTCCAACAACTTCTGCTAATTTATCTTTATCAATGGATGACTCTATCTCTTTTCGTGTTCTATCTTCAATTGTTTTTATTTTATCCTTAACTATATTCAACTGTCTCCATGCTGGGGGCATTACTCTTAATTCTTTATATTTATCTCCCATTTCTGGTGGATTCCAAGTCTTAGTTTTTTCATCATAATGTTTTTCTCTAAGTTTCTTTGCATCACCCTTTGGATTTTGAACATAACCAATTTCTTTTTTCAGTTTGTTCATCTCATCTATCTGTCGTCTTAAAGCACCATATAATTTCTTCTTATCTTTTATTGTTTCTGCCATACCACTTTCTTCTACAATCTTATCCATTTGATCATCACTCTGAACTATATCATCTTTTACCCCCAAAGTAGAACCATCATCTCCTGGTCGACTTCCTAACCTATCCCTATATGCAGGATCTGGATGATATTTCTGATATTGTCCAGTTTCACCTGGAAATCCAAATGAACCATATTTACCACTCTTTCCATATTTCACACTAACTGATGCAACCCTCTCCACTTTACCACCTTCACGAGTTACTCTCAATTTATCACCACTTGGAAATGAACCTGCAGATGGTAGATAAACTTCTTCACCTGCTGCTAATTCAGTATCATAAAGTGCCATTTCTGCCATATTTTTCATCATAGCCCCTGCAAGTGTTGGACTTTCCGTATTCATGGTTTCTGCCATTTTAGCATATGAATCACCTATTGCCTGTGCTGCTTCAGGTGATGGTATTTTCATGGTTTTTGATATTTTTTCTATATTAGTTTGATGTTATTCTAATGCCCGTCTAATCTTTGGACTTACATTTTCAGTCTTTTCTAATTCTTTTAACTTTGCAATAGTATTCCTAATAGAGTTATTTTCACGAATTGATTGTTCAAGATATGCTCGAGAATTTTCACTACTTGGTGTTAAAACATTTCCATCTTCTCCAACTGGCCCAAATACTTGATGAAATT